TGCCCACCGACTTTACGCTTGGGGCTTGGTGTGGTGAACAGTTTACGTCGAAGCTGATGCGACTCCAGCGAGAGTCGTCCGATTTCGGTTTTAGATGTGCGAGCCATGGAGTTTCAATGATAAGTTTTTGTAGGAAAATGGACATGTTGTCTGCTCTCTCTTTAGAGGCAGAGATAATCATTATTTTCTTTTCAGGATCTTTAAAGAGAGTCCAGAGGACAAAGGCTCCTGTGATCCAACTTTTTCCAACTCCACGGAAAGCTTGAATCTGAAGACGTTTAGGTCCATTTTGAAGATAGTCTGCGATTGCATATTGAGCTCTGGTTGGAGAAGGAAGGTCTAACTGTTCCCACAAAGCTTGAAGGAACAGCTTAAAATCATCTTGTAGGGCGGTTACTACGTCGTTCATATCTTATAGTGTTTACCCATACCACTTGAATCAAGTTTGGATGGGTCTTTTTTAAGAGTTTCTATCACTTTATCCATTGCTGGATCTGAACCTGGTTTATAACCTTTATTCACCATTACACCAGGTGAGATTTCTCTTAGTGAAGCTATTGTTTTAGCTGGTTTTGAGGCTTTCATTTTGCCTTTTCTTGGTCCTGCTACCATTACTTCCGCCTCCTAGCTTCTTGTTGTTGTCTAAGTCTTTCTTTTAGTTTTCGAGTTTTCTCGTCTTCTTCATTTTTAGTTGAGGTGTAACCTTTCATGGCACCTTTAGCAGCTTTAGCTATTGCCATGATATTTAAACCTTGTCTATTTGGATTTGCCATTATTGAGGAGTTTGTACAGTATTTGAAAAACCTTGCTGGAAGTTTAATAGATCAACAGGTTTTCTAACTTTAGTTACGAAAACAATTCTTAATTCATCAGTTATTACACCTGGATCTTTAGCTAATTCAGAGAATTTTGGATTCCATTTTCCCCAGCCAAGATTAGCTGCCAGAGCTGGATTTTCTTCTATCCATTGTTTAAGATTGAATGGATCTTGAAGATAAAACTTAGCTCGCTCAGGTCCCATAGTTTCTCTTATTCTATTTTTAACTAATTTTAATCTTCTCTTATTAACATTTAGCATTATATTTTCTGAGACTCTTTGAACCTCATTGAGCATTTTAGCTCTATCTCTAGCAGGACGTGTTTGCCATTCTCCACTCTTTATTTCAGCTTCAATCTGTCTTTTCAATTTAAACTGTGGTGAATCTAAACCGAATCCTAACTTAAATCTTATATCGCCTTTTATTTCACTATCTTTATCAGCTATATATCCATTAACTTCATATAACATTTTAGCTGATATATAATTATCTGCTACTTGCATTCCCACAGAATCAACAAGCACTGCTTCTGATTTTTTAAGAGCTTCAGGTTTAGTTTTTATAATTAAATCTAAATCTATTCCATCTTTAGCAAAAAATTCTTTATCACCTTCGTATTCTGATTTACCTTCATAATTAATTGTTTTAGTATCTCCTTCTTCATATGTTCCTGTTACTATTTTTTTAGCATCTTCAAGAGATACGTCTGCTTCAAGTAGTTCATTAATATCTTGTAGCTGGTCTTCAGTAAATTTAACTTCAGCAACTTTTATATTTTCAGGTTCTTCTATTTTTATTTCTTCTTTTATAATTTCTTTATCAGGTTCTTCTATTTTTACTTCGTCAGTTTCCGATACGATATTATCGGGAAGTTTAATATTTTCTTTAATAATTTTTTCGTTTTCAACCATATCATTTTACTTTTATTCTTCTTGGTATTTTTTAATCTTCTTTTTTTTAATTTCCTCTTTTTTCTTTTCAGCAGTTACAAAAATTGTATAAGGATCATCTGGTAATTCTGATTCTTTAACTTTCATTGTTTGATAATAATAAGCTGAAATATAACCAGCATTAGTTACATCTTTTGTACTTCCAAATAATGTTTTTAAAGTTTCATCAGTTACTATATTTTCTTTTCTTAATTTATTAGCGATCATTTCTTCTGCTGCAGTAATAGATTTACTTTCAAATTGAGGATCCTCTAATCTAAAGAATTCATATGCAAACTTTTCACTTCCTAAACTTATTTCTCTGGCTGCCATTTGTGCAGCTATTAATCTTCTTAAAGCTTCAGGTTTAGAACCTATATCACCTTTCGCTTTTAATAAAGTTTCAATATCCTTATTAGATACTGGATATAATTCTTTAACTTCTTTAACAACTTGTGCATAAGTTGCAGCTTGAAATAAATCATTAAATATAACTTGTTCATCTAATCCCATTTTATTTCCATGTTGTTTAATATAATCTTCATCTGCGAATGTTGCAGCTAATTGATCATATATTTCTTCTCCACCTGGAACTTCTGATAAAAATGCTTTTAAGTTTGCAAATGTTTTATTAAGAATACCAGTTGGAAGTTCTTTTTCATTTAAAGCAATATTTTTAGCTAAATTATATTTATCAGCAACTGCAAATGCTTTTTTACTATCTCTTATTCTTTCTTTCCAACCTTTGAAATCTTCATAAATAGCTTTTTCACCAATGGATTCATATCTTCTTATTGGATTCATAGCTTTATATTTCGCTATATCTTCAGCAGTAAATTGTTTTTCAGCTTTAAGAAGTCCTTGAGAAATTTTACCTAAAGGTGATTTAGCTTGAGAAAGTGGTGTAATACCAGATGAAGCATTTATAATTTCTAAACCTCTTAACACATTTCTTCTTTTATCTTTATCAGACCATACTTCTTTAATTTTATTAGGTAATTCTGTAGCAATATTTTCAAAAGCTGATCCGACAGCTTCTGTAAACTTGGATAAACCACTTTTTTTCTCTTGATCGGGTTTTTTCTTTGGTAAAATAATTTTATTATTTAAAGCATTTCCACCATCAATTTCTATTTTATCATCTACTACTATTTCATCTTTATCATCTATAGGTAGAAAAGGATCGTTTAATTCATCAATATTTATTTCATCTTCATTATCATCTTCTACTTTTTTAATAATTTTATTCATTACGTCATCATCTTCATCTTTTGCAAAAGGATCATTTAAAGGTAATTCTTCTTCATCAGAATCAGAAACTTTTTTATTCTTTTCTTCTACTTGAGCCATTAAACCTCCTTAAATTCTACATCAAGTTTAGAGTAATCTACCAT